GCATTCGTACCGGATAACGTACACACCTGCTGAGTATTACCGAGAATAACTTTAGTCAGCTGAGAACAGTTTTGGAACGCACAGGTCCCAATCGACGTTGCAACAGGGAGCGATACCTCAGTCAGCTGAGAACAGCTGTAGAACGCATTGTTTCCAATCGACGTTATAAGCGGGAACGATATTTCAGTCAGCCGAGAGCAATTCCGGAACGCATTGTTTTCAATCGACGTTGCAGCAGGGAACGATACCTCAGTCAGCTTAGAACAACTGAAGAACGCACTGGTCCCAATCGACGTTGCAACAGGGAACGATGCTTTAGTCAGCTGAGAGCAACCATTGAACACACTGTTGCCAATAGACGTTACGTTGGAGAACAATGCTTCAGTCAACTGAGAGCAACCATTGAACGCACTGACACCAATCGACGTCGCAACGGGGAAAGAAATATCAGTCAGCTGAGAGCAACCAGTGAACGCACTGTCACCAATAGACGTTACGTTGGGGAACGATGCTTCAGTCAGCTGAGAGCAGTTTTGGAATGCACTCTCACCAATCGACGTTACAATATCATTCTCAATGCTGGGTATAGTCCGTTTAATGAACACTCTGGTTAAGCTGCCCGCATACCTGAACACCGCTTCATATGTCGTGTTCCCAGTAATCGGTCCAAGCGCGGGGCTCCATCTGTTATCGAACACATATTCCTCTCCTCTGGTAGATACCGGAGTCGTTCCGCCGTATATCGGTGTGGTTCCATAGGGAATATTCTGTTGAGTATACAGAGTTGTATTTCCATCAGCGCTGGACAGCTTAAAGGTAGCAGTATAGGTTCTAACAGTGAAATCGAAGGCCGCATAAATATTTCTGTCAGCAGTGACATGACGTTTCGCCTGGCTGCTGATTGTGTCGCTTTCGGGAGTCAGCGACCAGCCAACAAAGTTACCAAAAGTATACTGAGCCGTGTCAGAAGGCTTCGTCGGCGTCTCATTCCACGTTCCGTTTCCACCATTTTGAATCGTTTCGGTATACAGAAGCGTTGTGCCGTAGAAGTCGTAATACTTCAGATAGCTGACAAGAGAATCGTACGTAATCGTTACGTCGGAATACCGCCCATCAAGTGCCGCCATTTCGGCACCGGTGGCAGATGGAACATGAACGCTACCGAATACCTGTGCGGTCACCGTGTTGTTGCCGTTCTGGTCCAGACCACGCATGGTGTCGAGCTTATCATAGAGATCCGCCAGATCGGAAAGATTGTCCATTTCCCAATGGAAGTTATAAAGCCTTACACGGGAACCTTCCGCCATATGTTCGACAATTTCAAGCGTGTCTATAGTATCCGGAACATTTTCAAGCCGCAGAGTTGTAATATTGCTGAAATCCGGACAGGCGAAATCTGTAATCCGGGTCTGGTTCAGAATAGTCAGGTTGGTTATGGTTTCCGGCAAGTGCAGCACCTTGACAGTACCGCCATTCGGAAGACTGACGCCGGTAATTGCGGTATTGTCAAAATATACATTCTCGAGCGCAACGCAGCCGGTCAGATCAACAGGTTGGGCAAGGCTGGTACAATTACGGACATCAATCGTCTGAAGAAGCGTATTGTTGCCAAGATGCAATTCTGTCAGATTGCTGTTCTCATAATTGCTGCCATTGTCGCCGATCTTGAGGGTCTGAAGCTTGATTGCTCTGCTGAAATCAGCGAAGCCGACCTTCAGTCCGGAAAGGTCTCCGACGGAAGCCAGCTGAGAGCAGGAATAAATATAAATTTCGGTATCGTTGACATTGTCAAGCGGATTGATAAGAGTTGCCGGTACGTTCCGGGTTCCGCGCTGAGAAACGAGATAGGAACCATATTTCACCGCCGGATAAATATCAGCATAAGGAACAACCGTGATGTCGGCTTTCGCATAGCCACGCAGCTGAATGACATCCGTAAGCGCGTCGCCGGCATTATATTTGCTGTCAATATACCGGAAACGGTTATACATCCACCATTTACGCTGCTGCTCCTTGCTACCCTGAAGCATTCCAAGATAGGACGCATCGTTTTCGTCGATCAGCGGATCAAGGTACTTGTACTGTGCGTCCTCGTTGAAAATGGCTTCCGGCCATTTATGCTGATGAGCTTCGAACATGCTTTCCACTTTCTCAAAGGAAATTGAATTGTCAGAACGAAGCTCCTGATACATGGCTTTCAGTTCTGGCCCGAAGGCATCTCTCAGATTGCACCAGAGAACAGAATCCTGTCCGTTGAATACATCCGCGCTGCCGACCGTATCCGTATCTTCAAGATTATAGGAGAAAGCCAGGGAGCCTTCGTTATTAATGCCCAAAGCAGTATCGAAGTCGTAAGGCAGGATGCACCATTTATCGCCCCCGAGTCTGGACGGGAAAGCGTTTTTAGCCCGGCTGTCGACCATCAGGAACAGTTCGGTAAACAGATAATAGAAAAGAACTGAATCCAGTTCCATATGATCTTCCAGCTCATGACGGAACTTGGCAAGCCGATATTCTGCGCTGTCGGTAGTATATGTCGTCGAAACCGTTTCCCCGTCGGCTTCATCAGTGTAGGTCACAGATTCCGGAAGAGCGTTCTCCGTCGCCTGCGTGCGGTCTGTGGAGACCAGCCACGCCGCAAGCGCGTAGAGATTCGTCGCGTCTGTATTATCTTCAGGATACCGCCCTTCGAAATCGTTCAGCCAGTCGCTGGTCGCGTAATCCGCTGACTTCCAAAGAACACGATTGCTGGTGTTGTTCTTGATTTCCCAGGACTCATCGCCTTCCTGGAACCCGAATACTTCCTCGGTTCCCTTATCGTTGTTGAAATTGTACTTCCCGAGGAAAGTCGTGTTGACCCCGTTGTTATGGAAAATAACAATCGGGAATCCGTCAATACCCTGACGCACCTTCGCATTTGTTTTCTGATAAGGCGTCTTATAGGGGCAGGCTTCGTTGTACAAACGCGCAAGTTCAACGTTGTTGGCGCCTTCGGACGAAGCGACGTCCGCCTTGAAAGTGAAAGTCTTTACGGGAATGGCATCGCTATTCATGGCGTACTTTGACACTGTGTTTCCGCCGCTCACAAAACCGTTCTGGAACTTGATTTTGTAGTTCTTTCGGGCATAATACTGCGAGGAAGTACCCTGAACATCAATCTGCGCGTTTTCAAAGGTAAACGATTTGCTCGCATCAAGCGGATCGACATATTCTCCGGTTACGATAAGCTTGTTCCCCTTGTAGGTTGGCAAAGCGCCGTTCAGAATAAGATACGGCAGATCATTCGGAAGTTTCGCTATCACGATATTTCCGTACTCATCGAAAATATCATTATGCTCAAACGTGTTGATAAAGTCGTAGCCGTTCTGCTTGTCGGCAATCCAGTTGTTCAGTACCTGGAAACGGGTAAGAGCGTGATCGTAGACGCGGATATTGAAAATATCCAGCGTGGCGTCGTCTCCGCCAAGGGTAATATTGACCGGTTCGATCTGAGAGAAATCGTCATTATCCGGATACTGGATGGTTCCGGATACGATGCCGTTGATATAGACCAGAATCAGACGCTGCTCGGAACGGTTTTGAATTACGAAGGACAGCCTTACATGCTCGTCATCTTTGAACTGCGTATAAATAGACCGCTGCTCGGAAGCAAAGAACACATTCTGCGAAGAAATCAAAAGTCCCCGTCCTCCGGACACACAGGAGACGATCGGTGTATCGTAATTCCGGACATTGCTTGTGGCAAACTCAAACTCGATGGTTCTGCCGGAAGCACGGAAATCTTCCTCAAAGATTTTGAACGGAATCACAACGCGGGCATCGCCGCTAAGGCGAAGTGAGGTAACACCGTTCGCATCCTGCTGCCAGCCATCCGATGTAAAATCAACCCCGGTCATCTGAGCCTGAATCGTATTATAATTCCAGATCTCAGGATGCTCCTCATTGTTGCTGCGGCCTTCCGCGCTGAGATACAGCATGAGTCCTTCTGTTTCGGCGTCAACGTCGACGCTCGTCGCATTCACGGTGAATGAAACAGGCTTTTCCGTCGAGCCGGCAACAAATTTAACGACAGCACTTCCCGCGGAAGCCGCCCGATAGGAATACTGCTGCACATCCCGCCCGACGGTCAGCGTTGTTTTCAGTACGTCATTCTCATAGATAGAAACTTCGCACTGCGGGGACTGCGGGTCGTATACCTGATAAGGAATCGCGGTCGTATAATACTGATTGACGCTCGCTTCGTGGAACTGCACGGCAATAATGGGATCGGTGCTGCTTTCAACGGCATAGATGTATTCATAATACAGATGATTGGACGACACTGTCTCGTTATTGATTTCCGATGTAAACCAGCATTCGATACTGTGCGTCCCATGCGTCTGAACAGGAATGGGATATGTCAGCTGATGATTTGAAACCGTCGTGGATATAGTTTCCTGTTCCGTTCCGTCAAGCTTAAAATGCATCACTTTGGACACATTTCCGATCGGCGTGTACGGGAACTGGAAAGCTGAAGTATAGACGGAAGAAGAATCGAAACTGGAGGTCAGCGAAATCATGACGCAATTAATTGTAAATATAATTGTGCGTGTTTTTCCGTAAGCATCCTGTACGCTTAAGCTTACGCTGTTTCCGCCGCTTGAAAGATACGGACCAACATCGACGGTCACGTTCCCCTGCGTCACGTTCAGCGTTTCGCGCACGGAACGGTTTACAGTGATTTTCATCGTTCCATTTCCGGTCGGAACATCGTCAATGGTCGAAGCCCAGCTCACCGTAAGCGGGCAGGACGAACCGAGGCGGAGCGTCGTGGACAGCCATTCCATGCCGTTGGTCATACTCATGGTGACATTGTCAGTTCCTCCGCTTCCGCTTCCGCCGCCAATGATTTCAGTACGGCAGATTTCAATTCCATTTTGATCGGAAAGCACAAGATAGTTCAGGCTGTCAATTGTTTCAGTATGCATCTCCAGTCCGCTGATTCCCGCTTGAATACTCGTGCCAAGACCAATTCTGGATCCATTGCTGTTTTTGAGATAGAGCGTATTGGTATTCTCATCGAAGTCCACATCGTACCCATAATCGTTTTCCTGATTATAACGGAGCGCATTGAAAGTATCTCCGACTGTTTTGGATTCAGCGGCAGCACCGTTAACGGTGAGAGAACGGTCAACGGCAAGCGTCTCTCCTCCGGATATATTGTTTTCAAGCCACTGCTCGGTCGCGCTGGCAACAGTCGCAGCTGACGCGGCGTCGCCCCATACGGCGTTTCCATTCGCATCCGTCTGCAGAAATTTGCCGCTGACGACCCCGGAAGGAACGCTGATCTTTCCGGGATCTCCGGCTTTCCAGCAGGGCACCAGAGTATTTCCGGTCTGATACGTCAGAAGAATCGGCACTCCGGCCGGATAAGAAACGGCCATGGAGGTTTCTCCGCTGTAATGACATGGAACCGCGCCAAGATCATTAATATTCAGACTTGTGGTGCTCGCTCCGGCTATGGCAGGGACATACAAAACGGTCAGCCCATCGTAATATTCAGACAGACCTTCGATTGCTCCAGTCCACGTCCCTTCCACGCTGTCGGTAGACGAACCGACAACATAAAATATATGCGCCTGTTTATTCAGCACATCTCTGGCGACATCGTCCTTAACATTATAGACGGTGTTGTCAGCTGTCTTAATTCGGCTGATGTCTGGCATGTCCTTAATACCTCTTTTTCTCTGTTTTATTTAAAATATCCGGCTCAGCTTACGGTAACCGGTTCCGTATCTCCTGTAAAGGTCGGAGCGGACGCCGAATAAGCTGCATCTCCGGTTTTCACCGTAACGTCCACCGTCGCGATCGAATCCCCGGTTGTGTAGCCCAGCTGATACAGGCTCAGCGTTTCCCCGTCAATATTGTAATAAGTCAGGTTGTTGTCAGGAGCGGTCAGGCCCGGAGCTACGGACACGACAGTCTTGGCCACGGTCTGTTTCGTGGGATTTCGGATGGTCGCGGTGGTTCCCTGCGTGGCGACAGAAATAACCGGAGCGGAAACAGTTCCATGTGGGGTGAAGGTCCCGCTCGCCGAATCTTTATTGGCAAGAGCTCCAAGCGAGGAATTATCGCCGAGTTCATGCCATTTATTATCCACCGAGCTGAAGACAAATTCTTTCTTGCCATAGAGAACGAGATCGCCGTTTTCGGCTGTAAGCGTCGACCCATTGATCACGTAAGATGAAACAGTAGATTCGTCAGCGAGCGGCGTCGTCGTCACGCCACGAAAATGGATTCCGCCTCCGGCAATTTCCCGTGCGACGGCGTCTTTGATATCATAAATATCACCGGAAGGAAGCTTAATCTTAGAAATAGTAGACATGTTTTTCTCCTCACTTTTTGTAAAATTCAATCAGATTCATCGGCCCAGAATCAGGCATCCATCGACAACGTCGACGTCAATTGATCCTGAACCGCCGCCTTCTTTCCACTGCGGATTTCCTTCATCTCCAATCCGCAGGTAATCACCGACGTTGGCGCTTTTCGGATCGGGAATTGCCTCCACAGCCTTTCTGGCTTCTTCTGCAGCCTGGGCTGCCGTTTCCAGCCGAGCGAGCTCGTCATTCAGCGCGATAATCGCCTGGTCGATCGCGGATTCCTGTTCCGGCGTCGGGCAGCTGCAGGGAATCTCTCCCCGCGGAATAACCGGGATGATAATCTGGCATTTGGTCAGACCGAGATTTTCGCTCGCCACCCACAGCCAGGCATAGATTTCTGTTCCCTTCCGGACCAGTTCATCCGGTATTTTGACAGCGCTTTCATGCCCGACCTGAGGAGTCGTCTTTCCGTATGGATCCAGACCGAACTGGACCTCGAAATAATCCGGCAGATTTGGAAAGTCCACAAGCTCAAGATAGTGACCAGTGTCATACTGATAGATTGCTCCAAGAGGCTGGAGGGATCTTCGTTCCTCATACTGCACTGTAACAATCTTCGTGTTTTCTTCGTAATTCGGCATTTAAGTCCCCTCCTTGTTGTATACTGGACCGGAAGGGAGTTTAATTTGACTGATATCTGGCATGAATACTCACCCCGTTTAATTCTTTGGCCGCCTATCTCACCGTTCCTTGACCAAGAATCTGCCCCGTCATCTGCTGAGCCTCTCGGATCTGCTGTTCGGAAACGGGCGGTCTTGTTCGCTGAAGATAGTCGAACACCTGATTGGAATTGTATTGAATGCTGTCCGGAATATCCGGAAAATACTGTTTAACAAATGCTACGGGATTGGACATAGCCCGCATCATCATCGCCATCTTCTGCATGGGATTATTGCTGCCCTGAGGCATCATGGGACTGGCGGGCTGCGGAGCACTTGCTGGCATTCCTCCGCCAAAAAGCTGCTGATACAAAGGATTAGGCATTATTACCGCCTCCTCTGTTCATCGTCTGCGTGGAACTTCCATTTTGATTTTTCCGATTGGCCATCGTTTCACGAAGTCCGCGGATCTCAGCTTTCAGACTTTCGAGATCTTCCTTGGATGCATACTCTGCACTTGCAGCCGCGGGAGCAGCCTGTCCGCTCTGAAGCATCACATTTGGCGTCTCCGGCATTTCATAGTGCAGCTTCTGCATGGGATTCGGAATGCCCATCGGGCTCCAGCTCTTCAGATAAATCACCGTATCCGTTGAATCCCACAGCGGAATAGGCTGATTGGCCGGAAGCTCAGCTGGCTTCTGGAAAGCCTTGGCTCCGACCTCTCCTTCAACCCATTCCATAAAACGGGCCGGAGACGCAGCATAGCTCTGCTGAGGTGGCTGCTGAACCGGATAGTTCATTGTCTGAGGAATAGAAGCAATTCCCGGATAAGTTGTCGGAAAGAAATTATACGGATTGTAATAATTCGGCATAGCAATGGCTCCTTTCGCATCAGTTCATCGTATAGACCAGAAAAAGCTGGGAACTTCCTTTCCGGAATCCCAGCTGTCGTAATAATTTCCGTTAATAACAGCTACCGCATGGCTGCCGGTTCCGATAATATAGGTCCCAATCGGATACATTCGGCAAAAAATATCGACGGTTATACATTCCGGACAACTCTCAGGCAGAAGAAAAGGCGCGAATCCCATCCGGTAAAGGAACTTCCCCCAGACAGAATCCGCGCTTGGCATATTACATTCTTCCCGCCCGACGGCGCACAACCGGTCATAAATATCCAGCCATGGCCGGTTTGTCGCGATGGAGATCGCCCTCACAACGCAGTCCGGAACCTCTTTTTTCAGTGGATTCGGATTGCATTTGATCCACATCCGGCGTCACTTCTCTTCTGTTTCCTCTTCAGGTCCTTCAATAAAATTATATTCGTCTTTGGCGGCACTGGCGGCATCCGTCATGCCCTCACCGACAATATAAGCCACAACACCGGCCCCGGCCATAATCAAAGCCGTAATCTGCACGGCAGTGTCCTCGCCCTTGCCAAAGGCAACGAGCAGCATGGATACAAATTCCGCAATAGCAACCCAGAATTTACGACTTGTCAGTTTACGTTTCCAATCCATAAAGCAAAACCTCCTTAGCCATTTTCGGCTTCCTCATCTTCTTTGTCTTCCTTTGAATCCATCCGGGATCTCATTTGAAAATATCCAAGTGCGATTTTTTCGCTGACAGAGTTCCCGGTATAGGCCAGCACGTTCACCATCGCAATATCATCCACTCCGCGGACAATGGCTGCCATGGCCGCTCCTGAATCCGGATTCAACCATAAGGCAATCACCGACCACAGACGAATGATACCCCAAAATATCATGACAGCAGCAATCAGTTTTTTGGAGAACTGAACATACGCCTTGTTCGAAGAAGACTGTTTTTTATTCTTTGATCTGGAAGGCATACGATCTCCTCCGATGCGGTCATCTTAGTCGTCGCAAATCTCTTGTCCCTTCGCAGGGACGGGCATAAATTTTCCGTCATCAAGAAGCCGCCGATAAAGACGCAAAATATAATCGTAGCTTTCCTTGTAAACGTCATTATTGATCTTGTACTTTTGCACAAGTAACTCATACGTCTTGTTCTCGTTAATGATGTACTCGAATTCTTCTTTTGTATGCTTCCGGCTGTTGATGCAGCTGTTCGCAAAATCCAGCACCGTTTCCCGGATCAGCGCAATTCTCTGCTGATCGAAATCGCTTCTCAGATCATTCAGATCCTTCCGGATGTCGCCAGTAAGCTTTTTTCCGATCCAACCTAAAAAGGCCGTCACCGGATGAATCTTAATCGGGGCAATCTCAAACAGCGTACAGAAAACCAGAATAACCCATCCCCAGTTTCCACCGAGCCAGTCGGTCAATGGCTGCAATATTTTCTGCATCGGAATCAACCCCTTCCAACAATTGCGCCGATGATTTCCGTCTGTTTCTCGATTTCCTTCAGCGCCCGATCGATGGCCTCCCTTTCGTCGTCCGTAAAGGATCCGGTCTCATCCGCCTGCCCTTCGTATTCGATATAGTTGGACATCATATACCCGGAAGAGGTTTCATAAGTTACCTTGCACCACTGTCCAAGGTCATTTTCCACGGTCACCTTGCTTCCAACCGGAACCTTCTTAACGACCATGGCGTTCGTTGAAGTGGTTTTTCTTAAATTGACTGTATGCCCTTTGGCTCCGCTAGGCAGAACCACATATGCTTCCTGCATGACTGTTTCCCCTTTCTCTTCTGCAGAATTATCGTAGTCCACGCCTTTGAGATAAGCTACGAAATCCCACCCGTTTTTCTTTGTCAGCTCATCCCTGCAAAAGCCGTAATTCGTTCCTTTCGCATTAAGAACCCAATTTATATCATTATCCACAAGTCCGATATGGTAATAATCGTTCAGATCACCGTTAAAGGATCCGTTTCCAGGAAGAAACTTATCTGGAAGGTCATATCCTTTTTCTCCCGGCATGTGAGCTTTAAAAGCAGCCATTCCCGGTTTAGCCTCGCTGATCGGAAGCAGTTCCCCTACGATAAATTTTCGGGCAATGCTGTTCGATCCGTGAGGATAATCAATTCCCTTAAGTTCTTTGAATGCGTAATCAAATGCTCCGGAGCAGTCAACGCATCCTTTAGTTGCGCTTCCCCAGACATAAGACCAGTGCTCGATATACATTTTCTGAAAAAGTGCAATGAGCCCTTTCACCGATACCTTGGATGCCATAGCTCTCACTTCCATTTTGATTTGAATCCAGCATCATGTCGCGCTGGGCCATAAATACTCGGTCATGTATGTTTCGACGTCGTTGACGATCGACCAGAAATCGATATAGGTCCGGCTCATACCGCTTATTTCCTCGATCAGCTCCGTACTTCTCTCCATGATCCTCTGCTTTTGCTTTTCGCCTTCTTCTTCAACAACGGCCAGGCTTTCTTCAAGAGGGGGATTGCCGATCACAGATCCCGAGTATCGGCCATTTTCCGGATCCTTGTATTTCAGATGGTTTGGCTCCCACTGATAATAATTTTCACCTATGATCATGAATCTTCACCTCTGCCTCACAGATTGTCCAGATTCACAATGGCGGTGGCCATAATAGTAGCTAAAGCAATTAATCCCTGATTCATAAAATAGTTGTACATTCGCTGATATGTCTGCCGAAGGTTTCCTTTAATATCGCTGTAAGTGTAAGAACTAACTGTCATTAAAGTCTTCTGAGCTTCGGCTAAGGCCTCGATTTCGGCTTCCTTCGCATCGCCTTTTGCCGCAACGGCAGCGGCAATCTCAGCAGCTGAACCTTCCGCGATAACATCAACGGACCGGTAATTGCTTCCGTCTTTTGCATAAAGACGATTGGGTTTCCAAATATAACTTCCGGTAACGCCAAGATTGGCGAGTTCCTCCTCAAGAGTCGGAGCGTGTTCTGACATTTGCAAATCTCCTTTCTCTTAATCAGGTGCTGGCAACCGGATTGTAATAAATAACCACAATGGAAATGGAAGAAGACGGTGCCGGAGAAACAGTTAAGTCAAGCTGCCCGGAAGATGTCTGCCAGGTCAGAGTATCAACTCCGATATTTGGACCAAAATTCGGGAACAGGCAATAAGTGCTCTCGGTTATTGCAGGGTCAATATATTGAGTTCCAGTTGATCCTGACGGAATTGTAAGAGTTACGCTTTTAAGTCCCGTTCCTCGGATCGTAAGCTCATGATCGACATACCCTACAGTAGCAATTCTAGTAGCAGCGGCATCTTCTCCGGGCGTTGGCGCTGTAGGAGCGCCGGTAAAGGCCGGGCTTTGAAGAGGCGAATAGTTCTGCAACGTCGTATAAATATCGCCAGAGGTCATCAGGTTTCCGGAATTTTCAGTCGGAGTAGCGTCCACCGGAAGCGCAATGTCCCCGTTCATCGCCTGCCCGTTAGCACCTATCTTTACGCTGTTAACCGCGCCCGTGCCATCGATTCCATTCGTGCCCATTCTCGAAAGTGAATAGAGATAAATCTGTGTACCGCTCACATAAGTGATCTTTGTAATCGTCCACAAATAGTCACCTGGGGCAAGATCGCCGGGAATTGTCGTCGAGTAAGTCGTTGGCTTTTGCCCGGTATACTGCTCGGGCGTTTCTTTTTTGTAGTAAATCTGAACACCATCTTCAGCTGGAGACGGTGTGTCGATCGCCCCGGTCTGTCCGCGTTCTCCATTATTTACAAAGAACTCACCGGTAGTTCCATCTGAGTAGGTAATTACATATCTTTTCTTCAAAAGATCATTAGGGTCAACATATGTTGCATCAGGGGTGACATTTATGATTCCGCCATGTCCCTGCTCATAGACAGCATTGACCTCATTCATCCGGCTCCACAGAGCTTCGTAGGCAGCAAAGGTTGCTACCTTATACTCGGACTCGTCCTGAGGCTGAATCCAGATTTTATTCTGTGCATGCGTCGGCTGATCTTCTGAAACCTCGACAATATGATCCAGATTGGCAAGAGCATCCTGAACTGCGCTGGTGGCTTCATTGGACGCAGCAATGTTTGCTTCAATCTGCTCGGCTGCCTCGTTTGCTCTTTGCGCTGCCATATCAGCAGCTTCACCGCTGGTATATCCGTAACAGATCTCAAGTCCATCGGCAATCGCCCGGCGAACGTCTTTGCCATAGGTGGCTTCTTTAACCTGTTTAACTATTGCAGCAAATTGTGGGTTGACTGCCATGACTTTCGTCCCGTCCTTCCATTTTGATTTACTTTACGGTTTTCTTTGCTGTGGCCTTCCGGGCCGGCTTCTTCACAGGCTTGGCTGCAGCCTTCAGCTTGGTCATGGTCTTGGAATCGATCTTCCCGGTCACGGCAAGGCCATTCTTCTTCTGGAAAGCCTTCACTGCGGAAACCATTCCAATCGTGTACTTTCCATTCGGCGTGATGGTAGACCCCGCGGCCTTCAGAAGCTTCTGAGCCTCCAGCACGTCCTTATTCTCGTCGCCATATTTCAGCATGAATTTAAGCATTGACAGTTCCTCCTTTAAATTTGTCACATGGGCTTTGAAAGGCTGATGGTATAAGTGCCGTCATCTTCAGCCTTAATCGTCGATAGCCGAGTATAGCCTATATACTCGATCCTTTCGCTTCTGCTGATATTGTGTCGAATCGTATTCGTATTTTCCGGATTTCCAAGCAGAGTGGCAAGACGGCCATAGTCATATCCCGCCGATTTCACAAAAATCCAGATCTTGTTCGAAAATGTGGATTTTGAAATTCCACCTTCAATTTCTGTTCCATCTGCAAGCACAAATGTCTGTGTAAATGCTTTTGGGTAGGCCCAGTCTTCTTCCACAACAGGAATCTCAGTTTGAATTTCAGGATCGAATTCGTCCTGGCGAGTAATATCTTCGGTCATTTTTTACTCCTTTTCGGCAGTCGCGCTCTGTGAAGAGCAAAGTTCTGTCAGTTTTCGAATTTCTTCTTCAAGCTGTGCCTTTTCTTTGCTCCAGGATTCTTCCATTGTTTTTAAATTATGATCGGCTGCCTGAATACTTGCGTACATTCTACCGATCAGAATGCTTTTAGCGATGCCGGAATTATCTGCAATCTTGTCAAGATCCCGTACCATTTCGCTAAGAAGTTTCCGTATTTCGTCCATTTTTTAAACTTTTCCTTTCATGCCGGTGCCTGGCCTAAATAGCGGAGTGTAATGTTCGTGCCATCAGAGCCTTTAACGACGGTGTTTCGCCATGAAGCCTGACCAGTACCAACTGTAATATAACTATTTTTCACAGTGCCATAAGTGGTAATAAGTTGATTTGTCTGGACCAAACTCGCATCAGCTAAAGCAGCATTAACTCGATTTGACACAATTGTGTCAATAGTCGCAAATTCAGCTTCAAGATCATCAATATCGGCATGAACCGATCTCAAGTCGTTCGCGTTAACCTGTACGGCATTAACTGTTTCCGCGATCACCGTCTTAAAAGTAGCAATCTGTGCTGAAACACTCGGAAGCGGATCGCCAGCTTGCTTGAGTAACGAAAGATCATTTGCATCGATTGTTCCGTCCGGAATAACCTTTGTTGTTCCGCCTTCGATATACTGCAGGGGCTCATTCATTTGTATTAGCCACTGACCATTTTTCTTACCGACATCAACAGTGCCCTTGCCGTTGTTTCCACCGCCATTAAGTCGAGTATTTGTAACGGCTTCCTTTCCCATCTGAAGAAGCCCCGCTTCGTTTCCGGAGCTGTCCTTATTGGTCCCAACCTTAAAAACATCTTTCGGAAGATCGATCCCGGCAAGATTAGACTCTATGGCTTTCCGGTAATCTTCGGCCGTTGCGTCCTCTGGAAGCTGAACAGCGTTAACTTTGTTTACCATATCGTTTAGCTGTTCTGTGTTTTTACCTCTGAGGCTGAATGCTTTCATGGAGGCATCCATCGTAACTTTAGTCATAACATCTCTTGCTTTATCGATCATATTTGCAAGCTGAGGGTACTTGCTGAAAGCCGGGCTATTCTTAAGCCGCTCGTACCCATTATTGCCTGGATCCATCAGCGAAAGCCGAACTTTTTCGCCTTCCATCACAATGCTGGCGACATCTTGCTTCGTTTTAACCTGAGGATCATTCAGTGCTCGATAAATCATCAATTGAGATGTGTTCAGCACAGGCCGCGACATTTTCCAGTTGTATTTTTCTTGTAAGGCTTTATATTCTTCGCTATTATAATAGATTTCGTCCCACAAAAGATCCCAGGCTAGAGAATCCATCGCTTCCTGTCGCGCTTCCTGATCACGTTTCTCATTATCGCCGGTTTTTTTGTTTCCCCCGCCTTTTGCGCCTGCTCCGCCGCCTCCTCCTTTAGAAGTCGAAGCGGTGCCGTATTCAAGGTTCAAAATATCACTTGGAATTCCGGCGGTATACTTGTTCTTGTCAGGATGATGAAGATCATACTTCACGCTGAGCAAAGTCCTTCGAACAGTATTGCTACGTTTATCCGGGTTATACTCATCGAGTTCAGTCATATCTGAATGGATGGTAAGACTGATGCAATCGCCCGCGAGGTATTTTTGGACATGATCATCAACATGGTGCATGTCCACAGCCGACAGATCGTATGATGTGATTCCGCCAACATAATTATTCTTAATCCAATCGCATGCGTATTCCCACAGTTTCTCTTGAGTGTCAGCATTCTGAAATTTCTGAACCTTGTAAATGATTCCGTACTGGCTTACAGCTCTTTCATAAATGCTTTTAGTTACATATCCGTTATTCAGTTGACTCTCATTATAGACTTTCGTGATCTGCGGGACCAGAATACGATTATTGTTTCCGTGAATATCAGTACGGTATCCAGTAATGAAAACATCCTCGCCTTTGTTGGACCCAATTGGAATCACAGCTGTAAATATATTATCGACTTCACTGTTACTATTTGCGTCGATCAAATTCTGTGAAATCGCGATCGGTTGGCTGTTAGCCGTATCTTCCCGGAACCAGAGTTTGCACCAGTCAAGATAAGTTTTATTATCTCTTGCGGAATATCTTGTGCGAAAGAATCCGCCAAACTCTTTCGTAAGCGCTTCCAAAGCGTTCATGGTCTGCTCGGCGCTGTCACTTCCGAATTTGTCTTTTTTATTCTCAATCTGCTGCGCCGAAGTAATGCTGTTCGGATAAGCACCCGGAATATATCCCGGATAGATTTCTTTCCCAGAAATTCTCGCTCCGGAAATAGCGGTACCATCTGAATAGCTGGCCTCTTCCTCCATCATCTGTCGATTGTGCTCATTCAGAATCTTTTTGATATACGCGTTCAACGTGATTTCGTCTCGGGTCTCTTTCTTAGACCCCATCTGAAATGAGTCAAGAAGAAACGCCATGTCGCCTTCGCAGTGCACTTTTTTTGCACCTTTCATCGTATTATCGATGGTCAGGACTCTGCCGCGGAAGATGGTGTCTCCGTCGTATTCAACCCGCATGATCGTTCGCATCTGAGCAATCGCATGATAGTATGGATGATTCGGATAAATGGTGAATTCAAACGTTCCGGTCTTTCCGAGTTCACAGGATACAGAGGGGTCCGTCAATACATTTTCAATCTGATCCTTCTGAATCGGAATTGTATAAAGAACGGTTTCGTTTTTATTAAGTGTTCCGTTCACATAATAGTTCTTGATTGTGATCGTATACATTTACAGCCTTCCTTCCCGATCCCGGCTGTCCGTATAATCGGTGTCGAAATTGAACGGATCCCAGAGCCAATCGTCGTTTTCACCGTAAATGGAATAATTGTAAACATCCAGCACATAATTGATCGTGATGTTGCTGAAGTTTTCACCAGGCTCAAGATTTCCGACCGTGAATCTTCCCTCCCAGTACCGAGTAGGGACATCACTTAGAATCACATGCAATTTTTTGCCATGCACAAAATTCACGATTTGAGATCGGATGGATTCCCAGTATTCATGATAGTTGTCAATCACAAACTGCCAGCTTCCACTTCTGGCTCCATAAACCGGTTTCCCGGTAAGGTATTCCGTTAAGTCGACCGGGGTGCCCCGGCCGGGGATCTCTACGAAATTTGTAGATACCCCGGCTTCGGCAACCACAGGTCTGGAAGTCGGAATCAGATGCCAGTCTGTCCAGGTGTTCCGGACTTCATGTCCATCCAGAGTAGTAAAGTCAAGAGAATGCTCGCCTTCATGAATAGTGGATGAAGACATCTTAATTCCTCCTTTCCGCGTAGAACATCTTTCTGCCGATGTTAATATCGACATCGTCTGTAACGCCACCGGCGAGAACTCCGGTGTCGAGTACAAGTTTCATATTGGTAATTCCGTCGCCCATCTTCTGGATGGATTCAAGCATAGCGTCCATGCGGGCCATCATGCTTTCCGTTTCGCTTCCATTTTGAACTGCAACTGCAGGCGGCGAGTAAGATCTGGACGCCCTGGAACTGATTCCGCTTGTATCGAGCCCAACTCCATAGCTTCTTCCGAACATGCCGTCCAGAGTCTGTGCTCCGGCAGTAACGTTGCTCAGATCCAATACAGGCCGGATCGTCGGCTGAGCATCAATGTCGCTGGCCAGCAGATTGCTGATGTTCGCCAGAATGCCTCTTGCCGATTCAACGGTTCCGTTGGCCATTTCCGCACCGGCATCTGCCGCGAGCCCTGCGCTGTTCTCAATACCAATCGCCATACCTTCAGAAGCAAAAGCACCAATTCCCATGAACAGACGGCTTGGGCTATTAATGTCCAAAGCAGCTTTTGCCGATTCGTAGGCAGCCAAAGCCATCGCGACAGCAGCATCAATCACGCCAGAAGATCCAGCGTTAATTCCGCTTTTTACACCAGCTGAAATATTAAGACCGACTTCGTTGAATAACTTTGCGGTATCTTCCAGATTAATCGACGCCAGATTACTTAGCGCCTGTGTAAAAGTTGTAAAGACATCCACATTTTCTTTGTCGATATCTCCCGCTTCAGTTACAGCCTGAGAAATGGAACTCATCATGGAGACAATATAATTTACAATTGAATCCGAATTAGATCGGCCGTTTAAGGTATTTTCTGTGGTGGTGAAATTACGAAGGAACTCGTTAATATAATCAACATAGCTTCCGACGTCGCCGTAAGAGATCATCGTGCCGACTTTCGACAAAGAGGCCATCATACCAACGACCCTCTCGACTACAGTGAGAGCATTAATCATATCGTCCGCATTGGCGAACTTTCCGTTGACATTGGTTGCAAAGGTTGAGAGTCCTTCGCCAAGCCCTCCGATCTCCTTAGCAACATCGCCAAGGCCGGAATCGCGCCCACCGAAAATGGTCCCGATAATATTGCCCAAGCCACCGATTTTTGGAAGCTTCGTGCTCACCGCAGTCATGACATCAATTATACCGTCAATTGTTCCGATGGCGGCCGTTGCCTGATCTGCGTTAAAAGCTTTTTCGCCTTCCTCAGTGCCAGTGACCTTATCGCTGAAATCGCGAAGTCCCTGTCCAAGCACTTCGAGCTCAACGCCAAGGTCGCTTAATGACGGCGGGCTTCCTGTCCATATGCTTTTAATTCCGCCGGAAGGAACCGCCTCAGAAAGTTTCGTTTGAGCGTCAGTAATTTTTCCGATCACTTCAACCGCTTTATCAACAATTGTAGTAGATGCGGTTTTGCCTTCCTCGATTTCACCATCGGTGATGCCCTTGTATTCGCCTTCGCCTTTTCCAGATACCTTCATACTGAAGTCTTTCAGCCCCTGTCCAAGAGCCTCCAGATCTGCAGCAAGATCCGTCAGACTTTGCTTGTTTCCTTCCCACCAGCTTCGAATGCCGCCGATTGTCGGCAAGCTATTTGCCAGATCCGAGAAGGACTGGAGCGCTTCGGTTGCCTTCGTATAATCGATAGGCACCATTTCTCCGGAAGCTTCATCTACGACGGTTGTCGATTTTGCGAAAGCAGCAAGAGCTAATCCAAGCTGCTCAATATTTTTGCCAAAGGTTTCCATCTCATTAGGCTGAACCTGAACATCCTGATTGGTTATAAATGCAGTCAGAGCCGTTCCGATGGCCTGCCCCATATCGATGGCAACCAGTTTTTCTTTTAAACTCTTAAAGAAATCCAGACTGGCAAGGGCCTGCTCCGTTCCGGAACCAAGCTTGCTTCCAGCCTCTTCAAACATAACAAGTGCTCCGGCAAGGGCCGCGAGCTGAGATCCAAACAGCCCAAGCGCTTCTTTGGACGGCATGTTCTCCGGAATCGTGAATCCGCCGTTCTCAGTAAGGCTGTTTGAAATATCGCGAAGGAGCTTGACTGCACCTTCAACGTTCGGAGCGCCTTCCGTGTCAACATTAAGCCCGGTCGCTTCTTCCGCGCCTTTTGCATAAAGCATCATCGCGCCGCCCAGGCCGGTAAGCTGAGAAGACAGACTAGAAATATCCATCTTGGCGATGGTATCCAGATCTCCGGCACAAGCGCTGAGGTCTTTAATCACCTGAAGCGCAGAGTTATTGCTCATATCTCCAACGTTTCCAGTATGGCCTGCAAATATCTCGATGCCGGTTCCGATGTCGAACAGAGCAGTTGTGAATGCTTCACGTGAAGCAGTAAACTGTTCAAATCCGGAAAGCCCGGCCATCATTCCAGTCAGCATGGTTACAACGGTCTGCGCTTTTGTAAAAGCAGCAAGATCAACGGAGCCCATTCTTGTACTGAAATCGATCAGCATGCCGCTGGTCAATGTCAGATTTGACGCCATCTGAGTAAGAGCGGTTGCAGAAGCTGCACCAACAACGATGCCGCCGATATCGCCAAGGAGCGATACCAGCATGCCAACAACCTTCTTGGCCTTTTCGATATTCGCTTCGTTAACGGATCCCATCCGGTCGCTGAAATCACCGATCAGACCGCTGAACAGCTTCAGATTTGCGCCAAGCTTCGTGAGAGAACCGCCTATCGTATCCATGGCGAATCCGGACACGAGCGCAAATACTGCAATCAGTGCGGCAAGCGCGACAGAAAGAATCAGAATTCCCTTCAGTGCGCCGCCGATAGTAAGTCCTTGCGTGAAAACCAGAGCAAAGGAAACTGCAGTGATAAGGGCCGCCAAGCCAACAGAGAACGCAATGATTTTATCTGTCGGAACATTCTTGATTTCATTCAGAGCGATGGAGAATCCAATCATTACTGCTACAAGACCAGCAAGCAGAATCAGGCTGTGAACCGCGTCAAGAATGTCGTTATCCTTAAGAAGCGCTTTTTGGATGATAGCAAAGGATGTAATAATTCCAATAAAGTAGGAGCATGCGGTTGCGATCTGATCCCAGCTAAGCCCGGCCAAACTGCTCATGGCAAACCCAAAGGCAAGCATGACGGTGGCTAGACCAACAAGCATAACTGCAATGCCGGCGCCCTGAAGAATGTTCATATCACCCATCAGATGCGTCATCGTGGTTACAACGCCAGCAACGACCAGAAGTCCTACACCCATTTTTGCCAGGTCTTCCCATTCGATCTTAGCTAATGGAAGAAGCGCCTGCATGAGAACCCAGATACTCGCAGCAACCATTAATATGTTGCCCATCCCGGTTCCCTTCATACTCTGGGTGTTGTTAATGAACATTCCAATGACAAGCAATGTCGCAGCAAGCCCAGCGCCAAGTTTTCCAAGCTGTTCCCATTCAAGATTAGCCAGCGGCATCAACGCCTGCATAAGGATCCAAATGCTTCCGGCAACAAGAATCAGCTGCCCCATTCCAGCCCCTTTAATAAAGCTGACCTGCTTTGTGAACAGAACCAGCATCTCGAGAATGGCAAACAAGCTTACTCCCATTTTGATGAGTCCTGCCGGTTCCATGCTGGAAAGCGGGGTCAAAGCGAGAACAAGCAAACCAATTGAAATGGCAAGCGCGACAAGACTTGCGCCGCCTTTGATCTTCATGCTGCCTACTTTGTTACTGAACTCGGTCAGAATGTAAAGGATAGCAACAAGTCCAAGCCCCATCTGGAACATACCCTCAGGGCTCATGGATGCAAGAGGCTTCAATGCGAGGATCAATACGCCAATGGCGATCGCCATAGCAGCAAGAGATCCTGCCCCTTTCATGTTTTTAAGATCTTTACCGACATATTTGGCAAAGAGTCCAAGAATAGTAACAATACCGAACAGGCCAGTCAGCATCTGCATAAGCGCTTCGGGCTTCATGTTGCCCAAAGGTTTAAGCATCATGGCAAGAAGACCAATGCCAACGGAAATGCTTATAATTGCTGCTGCAATGGAGAGCATAGCGGCGCTCAACCCAGCCGCATCTTTCCAATCCTTCAGAACAAAATTCTTGATGATTAGCATGAACGCGCCAAGCGCCACCATAGCTCCGCCAAGAGCGAGGAACCCTTTCAGCAGACTTCCGGTATCCATGCTGCCTAAAACCGCCACAGATCCGGCGATTAAGGCAATACCCATAGCAATCTTCTGAACTTTGTCGCCTGTCGACTCCAGCTTATCTCCAAATTTTAACTTCAGGCCATCCTGCATGGCATCTTTTGCACCCTGGAAGAAGCCTGTCATATTATGAAACAGACCTTTTCCCTGACGGAGAACGCCGATTAATTTGAACAAGGCATAACCGCCAAGGAATGACATGATGATGCCGTACAAGTTTGTACCCTTCACAACGCCGGACATTTGAGCGAGGAATTTTCCGAAGCTGCCAATGCCGAGCATATCCTTTGCCCATGTGAAAAGATTAAACTTTTCGGCATCTCCTTTAATATTGTCGTAAAGATCAGCAAATCCACCAAATATCTTCCGAAGCCATTGCTTAGCAACGCCAAGAATGGTTTTGCTGCTTTCGTCAGCGCCATCGTCGGCGCCTTCTTCGGCGAACCCAAAGACATAGGCAATGGTGCTCTGAAGATTCTTTCCGATTCCGGGAATAATGGAGAAAATATCATCAAACAGCTTTGTGATGGCCGTTTCGAGCCTCGCGCCAAGCGATTTCAATTTGTCGCCGGTAAGATCGCCAGTGAACAAATCATTTATAATGCCGAGTAAAGTCGATACAAAATTCAGAACCGGAGCTCCGATCTTGGAAACGATTTTGCCAAGAAGAGCAAATATATCGCATACAGTCTGCCAGATCCCGGCAAAGGTTCCGGCTTCCTTGCCATTGTTAATTCCGTCAATTAGGCCGGTCGTAATAACATCAACAAAAGTATTAACTGCCGCAATCAAAGGCTCGAGAGACGCAAGAAGCCCATCGAACAGCTTCATCAGCCCGTCGCCCTCTTCTGCAGAATCTGCCATTTCGTAAACTCCGATGCCAAGGGCACTCAGAAGTTTAAGAATGGAATCCATGCTTTTGCCGAGATGATCCTGGTCAAACAGTTTGCCAAGGAAACCGGCAACATCACGAATGACTGTATATGCGAGAGCAAAAGCCGCATAAATTGCGTTTACAACATCCTGAATCTGTTCCCAACGTGACTTTTGAGATCCTTCAGCAGAAGCATTGAAGAAATCATGAATCGATGCAATGAAGTTTTTAATGTTCTTGATAGTTTGATTAATGGTGGACGCGAACCAGCCTTCTTTGGCATCCTCGTTATCCCACACAGAAAGAACTTCATCGGGGGCGAATATCTTCATCATTTCAAAGAAGCCGTTCTTGATCAGTCCGCCGATGTCCATCAGTGCATCAAGCAGACCATAGGCTCCTTCGTAGGCAATAACCTCCCCCTCGTCAGTTACTTCGCCAACAATCAGACTCCAAAGATTATCTCTTCCACCGCTGTTACCCCATATCTCAAGAATACGGTTCCTGAAACTAAGCAAATTATCCAGCGCGCCCGCGACCTTATTACAGATATTGCTGAAAAGCTCCATGCTCTCAGAAAGCTCGCCAAATATCAGGTTGTAGGTATTCATCCATCCGGTTGAGAGCTGATCTTTCCAGGCCCCAAGCACGTCCGTGAAGGTCATACATTTCTGAGCAGATTCATAAGCGGCTTCTCCAAGGTTAAACAATCCGGTCGCACGGTTCGCAACCTCAGCGGTGAACCATTTATTCTTAAGGGTTTCGTCAAAATTCTCAAGTGTGACGATTGTTTCCTTGCCAAATCCCTTTGCCGTCTTGTAAATGGTTTTACCGGTTTTGTCCGTTTCTTTCTTCAGGGTTCCGGCAGCAACAGCCGCATCAATAACGGCCTGCTTAAACTCGTCCGTCGCAAGACCAGCATTCGCAATATCTTCGACCCAATCTTTTTTCAGAACGATATCATCGTTTCCCAGCGCATCTTTAAGCGCTTGCTTCTGTTCATCAGTAGCTTCGATTAGCGGTTCGGCATCAAGATTGAAAACAACTGTAGCAAGGGTTTCATCAAAAAGCCCTTTTTCGATAAATTCATCGAAATTATCTTTTGTAATTTCAATCTGCTTGCCGTTCTTGGCCATTGTTTTGTAAACGGTGTAGCCCTCTTCATTAACTTCCTTCAGAAGTTTCTTCTGCTGAACAGCAGCGTCGATGATCTTCTGCCGATTCTCTTCTGAATCAAGATTCAGCTTTTTCCAACTTTCAGCATCGATCTTTTGATCATTGGACAGAAGCTCACGGATTTCATCACGCTGCTCTTTTGTGGTCTTCACGCCGGCGGCAATCTCGCCAGTATAATACAAGTCTTCATAGTAATAAGCCATGAAGGACTGCTGCATGACCTCCGTGTCTGCCCACTTTTTAGAAAGAGTTTCAGCAAGGTTCTGATAAGTGACTTCCACCTGCTTACCGAACTGCTTAGCGGTCATGACCTTACCATTTTCTTTGACCAGATTGCCCGTTGCAAGTCCAGCCTGAATCAGCTGTTCCTTGTATTCCTTTGTGGCCATACCGGCGTTCTCGATCGACTTCCAATCAATCTTGGTCATCGCGCCGACGCCCATTGCCTGGCTCAGGTTGTACATGGCCCGGCTGGCTTCCTGAATACCGCCGCCGGATCGTGCTGCCCAGTTGGCGATACCTTCCATCTGTTTTTCTGCAGATTCAAGATCGATGCCAACGGAAGTGAACTTTCCGATGTTGGCAGCCATATCAGTAAAGTTATAGCTTGTCTGGTCGGTGTACTGATTCAGCCGTTTCAGGACGCCGTAGACATCTCCTTCAGCTCGTCCTGTAGCGGCCATAATGGTCTGAACGCTCTTATTAAGCTTACCGAATTTATCAAAGCCCTCATTAACCTGATCGATGGTCATGCTGTTAAAGAAGGCTTTCGCTTTGGCGGCTGCACTTTCGAGCCCATGACGAACCTGGCTGAGAACGTATTCGCTCACCGTCCCCAGACCAGTGAATTTATCCGTCAGCTTTTGTAAATTCGCTGCCATCTGGTCAAAGGTCAACTTGCGCGTGGCATCACCAAAATCTTCCAGACTCTTTTCAGCTTGTTCGAAATCCAGAGCTTCTTTAAACTTCTCAAGCGATTTCTCGCTGGTAGCAATATTTTTCTCGAAGTCTTTATTATCGAATTGCATCTGGACAATTCTGGTATCCGTATTGCTTGCCATTACCTCGTGACCTCCTTCCAGCTTTCATCTGCAATTTTTTCAAAAATTGGACGCATGGCAGGATTCACAAAGTCGATTCCCTGCACGTAACTTCCATTTTGAAGTCCATGACCGTAAATCAGAAGAATGGCAATGTTCACTCCCTGGTTCTCATTGGAGTTTGTCCAGTAGAGTGTTACGGTCCCATTGCCTTCCTCGATTCCATAATTCCAACTGTCAGCAGTTTTTCCGCTGATACTTGGCGTAGCCTGTCGAAGGGCATCGACGCCCATCTTTCCATAATTCTCTAGAATATTCAAATACTCGCGCTTCAGGACACGATTGAAGAAGCGCTCGGCATTATTAAAATTGCCTTTATGCTTAATCTTAATAAGTCCCAAAGCGGTCTACCCCCGTTTTCTTATCCGCGGGAACCGCTTTTGGCCCGCCGCATCTGATTCAGTGCCCGATTTTCGGCAATAATATCTTTTCGACTCTTTTTCCTTCCGGGCTGATTCTTTTCGTCGCATACACGGATTAATGCCAGAAGCCTGTTCAAATGCCACTTCTGGCATTCCATCGGAATTCCAAGACTGATCATCCAGTAGTAAATGATTTCGCTGGTGACGATCTGGCGACTTGATTTTTTATTATCGTTTTTGAATGTCGTGGCCGTCATAGGATCATCGATATACTTGTTGACAGCATTTACATTAGCGTCTGACAAACCAAGATAAACATTCGGATCTACATTCTGGCTGATCGTCATACATCGAACATAATCCATCGTTTCCTCACGGCTTTTGGGTTGGTCAGAAAGAAACGGTTTTTTCCATCTGCTTTCCCATTTGGAAATGGAGACCAGGCTATGCTCAAGCTGCAATTCTCTTCCGTTTACCGTAATAAACCGACCACTGAGCTCATCAAACAGTTCACCAGAAGGAACAAATATCTTCAGCATAACGCTGGTCTCCTTTTCGTTTTTACTTCGTCGTATTCATGGACGTGACATTCGGCGTCAGATTTCCCTGAAGCTTTTTGGACTCTTCTTCCGCAATCTCGGCAACATCCTTAGGAACGATCCCGGTAAGGAATTCATTAAGTTCCTTCTCATCTTTGACCAGATTCATGAACAGCACGTCCCAGGCTTCGCTGACCTTGAAGAAACTGCTAAGCCTGCGACCGAACCGGTCTTCCTTAACAAACCGGCCGTCTTCAGATTTCTCGCCATAACTTTCAAGAATCAGAATATCCAGCAGATCGATCAGCCTGTCTTCATCTTTTTCCGTCATAATCTGATCGATCATGTACTGGAGACCTCCGGGAATCTTCCGGTCAAGAACGCGGAACTCCATCTTGCTCAGGTTGAAGTAAAAGTCCTTCGTAACTTCTTTTCCCTCGAAATCAGTAAAAGTAACAGTCTTCTTAACCATGTTTTTGCTCCTTTCATTTGCGAAAAAATTAAAAGCGGAGCTGCCTCACAAAAAGACAGCTCCGGGTTTCATAGAATATCAGGTCGTTGCAAGCAGTTCCGCAACCTTGTCCGGATCGGGCATGTAAGGATCTGCCGATTCCGTTCCGTACAGCGCCGCTTCCAGAGCAGCCAGACCGGTGGCAGTGGCCTTAGTGCTGTCAACGGTGATGATGCTAGTGGGCTTGCCACCGGTGACATTGACGGGCGTGGAGTCGAACTCCCAGCTCAGAGTAATCGCATCGGGGCTGTCATTGATGGTCTCATATGCCCGCTCAGAAGGAGAGCAGGTGCACCCATAAACCAGATGCAGCTTGTACCCGTAAGTGGGGGTTTCGTCGTTGCCCTGTTCGGTCCGGTAGCAAAGCCGGAAGACTTCACGAGACTGCTGCCCGATCACAGCGCCGGTGGCCAGCGAGGCTTCGCCGTTGCAGGATTCGAATTCGGGCGGATAGGTGTAAGCTTCAATCGTACCGCCAAAGGTTTCAGCAGCACGCATGGAAGCATACTTAATGTTGTCAGCCCACAGGTCGGTCTTGTCCGCGCCTTCGGGGCTCTCGGTGACAGAAGTCAGGCCGTTCCAGGCATAGCCAAGCCACTTATTGGTAGTGGCATCTTTCTTATAAAGAACGCCCTTGCTTACACCATTTTCATACTTTTTCTCACCGGTACCATCCCAGTGAAGCATCTTAGTTTCAGGCATAGTTTTTTCCTCCTGCTAAATCAGTCGTAAATTCGAAATACATAGTGATGCAATCCGTCGGATTCATAAGTCCGGGTCATCCGGCAGTAAGGAAGTCGGGCAACCGCTTCTCTTAAAGGACTGACAGGATCCCGGTCGATGACTGTCAGATCATAAGAATGCTCCACCTTATAAGGGAAGTTATTCGCATGATCAACCGGTATATCCGTCAGCTTGTACAGAATGCATGGGTACTTCAAAGTGGTGTCAGAACCAGGTTGAAAATACACCCTATTACTGCTGCTGATCCCGGTCGCAGCAACAAACGTCATCTGAAGGCGATGATGCAGATCCTGCCGTCGGCCCATTGTATACTCCTCCAATTGTCAGAAGAAGACGGGGGCGCAGGGGTTCCACATTCGTGACCTCCCAGTACGCCCCCATGTACTTCACATACTTGATGGTAAAGAAATGCTCATAAGCATAGGCATCGGCGACAATGCTGATCTGATTGTTGATCCGGAGATTATTCAGAATATCGCTTCCGGATTCCCATTTCCGGGTATTCCGCAGAACATCGCCGTAGTAGAAGTGTTCTACCATGACGTCCTCAACAATCCCTTCATGATCTCCGGTTCCTTCTCGAGGTTCTGCATAGCCTACCGGGCCATAAAACTTAGGCATCCCTTACCATTCCTTCCATTTTGAATTATTTTGTCATCAGGAATTCTCGTTGCCGCTTCCGGATTCTTCTTCCGTAACTTCTTCCTCGATGACAATCGCGCTGAAGGGCCGGACAAGAGCGCCGCTGCAGCGGGTCTCGATCAGGTACTTCTGGGCGTTGTAGTCAATATCGAAGTCCTCGAACATGTTCACAGAGCCGCCCTTATCAGCGCCAACGTTGTAGTCCTTCAGGTTACAGATGATCATCAGAGGACGATAGGTCTTGCCAGTCTCCTCATCCGTGCGAACAGTAGAGACATCCGCCATCGGAGGCACGGTGACGATGTTCTGAACACCCAGAACACTCGCAGCAACATCCTTGGTCGGATACAGGAAATGGCCGAAGCTGTCTTCCAGCAGCAGCAGATCGCCAAGCGTATCTTCAGCCACATAGGCAGTCGCGTTGCCGCTTCCCTTGTAATCCTTCCAGGCCTTGCGGACCAGCTTGATCAGAGTCTTGGCCTTCTCTTCGCCCTGCACGGGAGTGTACTGCCTACGGATGATGAAAAGCTTGTCATCATCGTTGAACACGCTGTGGATATGATCTTCGCTGATATGATCGTCAGAATCAGTCTCACGGCCATCGCCGACCAGAATCGCGCGAGCAATTTCCTCGTCCAGCATCATCCGCATTTCCTGCTTCATCCAGGCAACCACGTCGAAGTCAGTAATATCAACAACGTCGTCCCGGTTAAGCTTCTGCTTCTTGTAAATGGTCTGAGGATCGGTCGTCCGCTTCAGCAGCGTGAAGACTTCATTCTTCTTCTGCCTGCCCTTGATGTAACCCCGCGCACGAGCTTCATCTTCAGTAATATCTGCAAACAGGGTCTTGATCCGGGAGAAAGGAGTATGGGCAACCGCATTCATCACGGTGTTAACCCAGCCCATGTCCCGCTGAATGAAAGCAGGACCGCCGTTGTGCACATTCCGGTCTTCGGGGAACAGCCAGTCAATCTGATCGATGCCATACTCGGCACTGTGCTCCAGCACGGACTGCCGCAGGCTTCCCAGCCGCTTGGCATCCTTGATAAGGGTTTCCATCTGCGCATGGGTCAGGGTGTCCTGGTCGTTCGTCTCCATGGCTTCGTTATCAAAAACATTCTTTTTCATTGTGAATTCCTCTCCTTCAATATCGCTGTGAGCCGCTTCTTCTTCGGCGTCATCTTCTTCGTCTTCGTCCTCTTCTTCGGACTCTTCGGCGCTCTCCAGCGCCTGGGCTACCAGGTACTCCGTGACTTTGCGCTGCTTCTCGTTCATGGAATCGAGAACGTCCTGGACGGTTTCATCGCTGCCTTCGCCTTCTGTATCAGCATGACTGACTTCCTCGTCCTTTTCTTCCTCGTCTCCACCGTCATCGCCGCCGAGCGCCTGCGCAACCAGATACTCGACAACCTTGCGCTGCTTCTCGCTCATGGAATCCAGAACATCCTGAACGGTTTCGTCCTTGGCGGGTTCCTCTTTCTTGGGCTCTTCTTCCTTGGCGGGTTCTTCTTTTGCCGGTTTCTCTTCCGGTTCAGCATGGCTGATTTCCTTCTCAGGCTCTTCCTGCTCCAGCTTCATGCCGGACTCGAACTCGAAACCGTCCACGTCGTCGTGCCAGATCGTCGCTTCAGTCTCGCTCTCCTCGCCGTGGGACAGCATCGGAAATTCGATCTTGGCTCCCGGATTCGCACCGGCCAGAACAAGGCTCAGTTCGCGAATCACGCCGTGAATCACGTCGCCGCCGCGCTGCACCAGCTTGTTGGCATAGATGCTGAGGCTGTCAAAGTCGCCATGGCGAACGCACTCTCTGGCATGCCGTCCCATATCGGTGTTGTTCAGACTGCAATAGGCATAAACACCATCATCCCGATTTTCCAGCAGAGCATGGCCGATAACCCGAGTAGGGTCGTCGTGATTGTGCTGGTATACCAGCGGAACCGTTCGCCCGTCGTCATCTTTGAAGGCGTCTTTCCGAATGGTTCTGCCATCAGCGCACAGAAGATCGTTCTTCGTCGCCCATCCGCTGAAGTCAAACTTGTTTTTCTTCATTCTTTCTTACCCTTTCTGTATTAGTTTTCCCAAAAAGCAAAAAAAAAACCGAACTTCCATTTTGAAGTCCGGTAATTAGTTGCTTTTGGATTAAGGTATATCAGATACCTTCATGTCCGCGAGCGTTGTTTCGCTGCTTTGATCGTATCCTTCTTCTGCACCAGGTTCGACCCCCACGCCTTCACCCGGAGCCATGCCTCCTCCAGGATTAATATTGGGGTTCATCAACTGGTCAGCTCCTTGATCTTCAATCGGCTTGTATCCCATCCGCTGCCTGAGCTCGTTCTTGGTTATGACTTCTCCGGTCACAAGCTGAATACCATTAGCTGTCATGCTGTCGGCAGTAGCCAGCTTGAAGATGTCGTCGAAGTACATAATTTTCTGATGCTGAGCCCTCGCAGTTTTGGTAAGAAACTTCCGATTGAATTCATCAGAAATAGCCGATACGATCGGCTCGACTGTACGGCTGATATAGTTCCGCATCACACGCTCGTCAGCGGTGCCCTCAAAGACTTCCTTCGTCATCCCCAACTGGCTGTATAGCATGCTCGTCAGATACTCGATCTGGTCCATGAGCTTATTCTCAACCGGCCTGGAGAGCTGTGTGAACTTTTCCGTACCATCCGTATAGGCGATTCCATATTTATTACCGGTAAGCTGCGTTTCGATATCTTTACGCCGCTTCTCGGCCTCCTGTCTCCGCATCTCGGTTTTAATCGGATACGGGAGCTGCACGATCAGATCCAGCTTTCCGCTGGAAGTGGTTTCGTCAACAGCGTCCTGGAGATTTAACTTATAAATCAGCCGTTTCAGTGTCGAAATCGGCTCGTTCATAACCGCGTAAAGTGGGTTCTCAATAATGGCGACCTGTTCTTTGGGCAGAATAATATCTTCCTTATTCCCGGTTCGGTCGTTATAAAGCTGAAGCTTCACATGCCGCGGCCGCCATTCCAGAATCTTAGCCGTTCTCATAGTCTGAATATCGTAGCTTCCCGTGATACGTGGATTATACGTGGTATCCACCGGAACGGCTGCCACAACGCCTTCATCAAGCATGCTCATCACGAGATCCTGCTTGAAGGCTCTCGCAGTCTGATCGATATTGGCCTCGGTTGTTAAACAGTAGTTAAGCCCACTGTCAATTCGTTCAAGATATCGATTTTCTTTATCCAGCCGGACATGCTGAATATCTATAGCTGCACAGTCGATTCCAATCCGGGTAAAGATGCTGGCGAGAATGCTCCGTTCATTTCCGAGCCGGAGTCTCGTTCGATCCGGCCGTGTATAGCTGACGGTTCCAAGATCCGGTCTTACCCAGAGCTCCTGCTGGTCCCGCCCGGTAAAGACATTCCATGCGTGCTTGAGTCTGCTACCGAGCCCCATGGCTTCCTGTTTCATTTCGCTCAAGCCGCATCACCTCTTCTTTTTTGGTTCTTTTGCGGGTATCGTCGGCCAGTTATGGCTTTTTCTAATTCCATTACGGTTGCCGAGCCGATAGTCGTATTCTCTATTCGTTTTATTATTCCGAGCAGACGAATACCTATCAACTGCGTTTTTAATAGCATTTCGAGAATTTGTTTTAACGGCCGATCGAATCTTACTGACGGCAACTTTTGAGGCTTTTACAATAATCGGTCCGGCCTTCTTATAATTTTTTGCCATAACGGCCGCTAGAGCTGTAACTGCCGTTCCGATAAAAATATTTTTTACAGCTTCCTGAACGTTATTCTTAACAAAATTTTTGGCGTCTTTTTTCCGCTGAGACGTCATATTATTCTTGTAATTCTGCTCAGCCTGAAGCCGATTGTTTCGCCTTCGAAGTTCTTCATCAGAAAGTTCTGAAACATCTTTTGCCTTCCACTCATCGCGTTTCTTTCCGTTCTGACGTTTCTGGGCTTCCGCTCTATCGTCGCCGGTCCCTTTTGTCTTTCTGCCAGAAGCTTTCCCACTTACGCGACCATACCGTTCCTTCCCGGCAGCGGTGTAGGTTCCGTCTTCTTCCTGGAAACGCCTCTGACCCCAACGCTGGCCTTTTATGCCATAATGCCGCAGCTCAGGCGGCTGTCTTGCGCCGGTGCTTGCGAACATCTCCGATTCCCACTGCATATGAATCCCTCTCTCTTCTGCGTTATCCTCTTCTGTATCGTTTGGCCAGAAGCGTATTAAGATTGTTATGAGCACCGTGTGCTCCTTTATGTAATTGCTTCATGCTTTCTGACAAAATATCAGCAGCAATGTTGCCATACTTGGAAAACAACTGCTCTGCCATTCTCATCCGTTCATGAATCTTTTTAGCTCCATTCGGATCGCCTTCGCGAAGCCATTTATAGCCAGATTTGGTAGACTCGCCGGCCAGTCTGGCGGCGGCTTTAACTCCAGACCTTGCCGCTTTTGCAGCGAGTCGACCTCCGGATTTAGCTATGCTTGCGATTCCGGTTCCAACAGAAATAGAAGCAGAAGCACCGCGTCCAAGGAAGTTCGCGACTTTCTGAAGACGATGTTGTCCCTCTTCCGTCTGAAGGCCGTCGATAATATTGTCGACCAGTTCGTCTTTCTTGGACTTAAGAAAATCTTTAGCCATTGGAATATAAGCGTCGAGCCCATAATTTTTGGCCATCTTGTCAAGCCCGGTTTTCTTAAGTGCCCAGTCCGTCGCTTTATCAACAGCTCTGTCGGACGCGCTGCCTTCTTCCTGTTCTCTTTTTCGCCTTAAAGTGTCATCGACTCTTCGTTTTATGAAATACGAATTGGCAACGACCTTTTTTCCTCGTTGATAGCCTTCTTCAAACTGGCGACGGGCTTCTTCTTTTGCGGCCGCTTTTCTCTGCATCTTCTTGATGGCAAGCCTGCGAGCCATGGTGTTGTAGCCTTTCGCTACATACTCCTTAGCCCGGACTCCCCATTTCATTCCGGGGATACCGTAATGCGCCAGCTCGTCGTCAGAGGAATACAGCGTTTCACAAGTTCTATTCGGGCTTCGGTCCAGAATTGGGCCTTCCCCGTAACCAAACTCTTTTTGAGCCCCCCAGACCAGAGCAGAGGGACTAGCCAAATATCTTCTTGCGCTTTCCCGTCTCATCGTCCGGAGTGCTCCTTCCTGGTTTAGCCATTCATTTGAGAATTAACCCAATTCTGTACTGCTTTAGAATTCGGATCGGCATTCGGATGCTGCTTGAGATAAAGTTCCTCATAGTTCTTCCGACGTTCAGATTCACTGAGCTTCTTAACTCCGGCAGCAGCTTTATTCTCACTATTGATTGGTGTAACTTTAGCGGAATCCGACTTATTGCGTTCGGCTTGTACCATCTGTTTCCAATTTGGCTTCAATTGTGCGGAAACAAGGTTGATTCCATCCGGGTTTACATCAAGATTATCGGTCCTTATAAAATGAGTAAACTCGGCTTTAGAATCAAATCCAAGTTCTGTCAATTCTCTGGGCGTAACTTTTACATTGCGCTGAGCATCGATGACCTCAAGTTTTCCATTATGGATCTCCCAAGCCATGCTATGCCCGTAAAACGGACCATAAACCGCGATTTCTCCTCTTGCTCCCTCAGGATACTTTTCTTCTGCTTTAGCGAACAAATCAGTGAAATTTCGGGCATTCATCCTGTCCACCTTTGCGCCATTATACAAAGATTCAGCAATTTTGTCCGCATAATTTCCAGTTTCGCTCGATAGAGCTGTAACGTCCATGCCTCGGCGACGAAGATCGTATGTGAACGCGCATAACCCGCAGTTATTACTTGTTCCAGGAACAACTCCATTGTTGTAACGAGGATTTACTGCAGCCATATCGTCTTCGATACTATGCTCACCCTGTATCTGCCTTGGCATATGATCTGCAGTATATTTTTCACCAACATCAGCAATATCACCAATCAGATCGGCAGACAAAGCTTCGTTCTTGCTATTCCATTCTTTCTGGCGCTTCGTCTTAATTCGGTCCTGGACTCTTGGACTATTGAGATAGGCCTTAATTCCTATGAAAGAAGCAATTACAATTAACTCTGGTATAATGCCAGTCTTTTCATCATTAGTCGCATCAGCGGAACCTTTCTTGGTCCTTTCACCATTTACGACCTTGTTGTGAGTTTTTTGATCAAGCGGATAAGGTGGACCGTTGCGAACTCCCCAACTCTGGCCTTTTATACCATAATGGCATAGACTTCCTCCATAAATGAATTCATCCTTTATGGAAGAAGCCGTCGATTCAAAAGGGCGTTCGCACCTTCCATTTTGATTTCTTCGTACTCCCCATCCATTTCTGGAAACTGAAGAGTGTCCTATGCTTTCATCATGATTAGCCACAAGGTTCGCTTTCTTCCATGCTTCGCGGAATTTAGCATTCTTTAAAAATTCCATGATCGAAACGCTACCGCTTACATATCCTGTTTCCGGATCGATGACATGCATTTCACTGATGGCACTTTTTGGATCATGACCTTTTTGCACTAAGTTAAAAACATATTTTCCTTCGACTTCGACAAACACATAAGGATAATAATCGGAATACTCTTTTTTAATTTTGTCTATGCACTCTTGAAGAGTCATGGCCATTTGTGCTCACCGACCTTATTTATAATGAATGTTACCTTGATCATCGATCCATGGGCGCTGAGTGTCGTGCTTTGCCCGATCCATTCGTTCCCGAATGTCTCTTTTAGGGGCAGAGCTTACAGGAGAAGAACGTTTTCTTGGATTATTCGGATGCCAATCATAATCTTTTACAGACGGCTTCTTCATATTCCTGGCTTTATTCAGTATATCGCTTACAGCTTTTTTACCGAATTCAGCAATTTTCTTATCTGCGCCGGTCATTTTTGCTACGTTATATATGGCGATTGCAGTCATAGATGTAGTCCCAACTCCGAGAAGCAAATTTTTCAATCCACGTCCAATTCGGGCGGCTCTATCTTTTGCGTCCTGGGTTCTTCGTTCACGATTGGCAGCTTTCTGGTGCTTGGACATGTCCTGATTGGCGAGCTGCTTCTCATATTCGGCCTTATAATCAGGATCTTTCATGCGTTCGCTGATCCGATTACGAATTTGCTTTCTACGATTTCCAGCACCGTCGCCGTAATAAGCTTTGGCCCGAGCCATATCCTCAGCATCTTTTTTGGCATCTTTCTGAAGACGCTTTAAATCCTTTGATCCATCTGGTCTGTCATATACGCCTTTTGTTGCTCTAAGACTTCCAGTCGCTTGTGATGACCTCCGGCCAGATCTTCCTATTGAGTTAATTCTATCAATAATATCCGGTTTATTTTGTTTAGTTCTGTCAGTAGGCCTTGGCGTCTTCGGCCTGCTCTCGTCTCTGTGTTCTCCGCCAATCCGATACCGGACTTTGCCTTCTGCGGTCAACGTACCGTCAGCATTCTGGAACCGCCTGGTGCCCCAGTGCTGACCTTTGATTCCATAATGCATAAGCGAATTACTATTTATCATGAGGCCCTCCGTCGTTCATCTGTCATAAAGCTGAACTGCAAAGTGATCGCCGTCGTCCATATCGCCAAAGACAAGGTACTTTCCATAAACCTTCTTGTCACGCATCATCCTAAGAATCGGTCCGACAGGAGTTGACGACTCAACAATGGAACTTAATACGCCTTCGCCTCGAGCTCGAGCGTGACGAAAAGCTGGAGCAGTAATCAACAGATTCTGCGCCACAAGTGTGCTTTTCTTTGTATGCCGGCGATACGCGTCCAAATTTCGATTAGCGGCTTCCTGTGCATCTTTTTTACTCTGATATTTTTCAATCTTCTTCTGACGGGCCGCGTCATCTTTTGCCTGCATTTTATCTCTCTGCTCTTTAAGCTTGGCTCGATCCTGATCTGTAAAAGCTTTGCGAACGTTTTTGTCTTCGCTGTTGATAACTTCATCCAAATCTCTAATGGCTTTGGCATGTCGGCCTTTGCTGTTCTGTGCTTTTTCCAGATTCTTCTGATGACGTCTGGCACGCCATTTGGCAAAGGCATAGTTACCCATCTCACTGCCGATTGTTTTTCGGACAAGGCCCTTATCTCCGTGATCTTTCTTATTGCCATACCTTTCCTGGCCTTCGGGCGTTAAAGATCCGTCTTCATTCTGAAACCGTCGCTGTCCCCATTTCTGACCTTTGATACCGTGATGCGCTAAATAATTTTGTTCATATGTCATAAAAATCTCACCACCATTAATTCTATATCTCGACGAATTATTCTTCGCTATATACGCTTTCTAGGATTTCTCTATCACTCAGCTTAGTATTTGGATGCTCATCTTTATACTTAGCAATAGCTTCTTTCTGCGCTTTAGCTACTCTTACTTTTTTCGTAATGCCGCCGGACGCGACGCCAATAGTGCCAATTACCAAATATGGGTGGAACATCATATTTTTAGTCATGCCGCTAATGAACTCTTTTTGCTGTTCTTTAACGTGCATTTCATAAGTTACGTCCATATATGCTTGAAAAGCTGATTGTGCATCGACTGCTGTTTTTCTCGGATTCTTCAATTTTGACGAGTCAAACACGATAACAGGTGCTTTAGCGTTGTACCCGCTATAATCTTTATCATTCACATCCAAAACAGCGCTGTAACCTTTTTTCTTCAAAGCGCTATAAAATGCATCGGTAATCCCCTGCTGCAAATCATCGTGATAAACAAGAAGCGAGTTAAAAATATCATAATCCTTCTCATCTAACCGCGCGAATTTAGAGTCGTCGGCAAGTTTTGAAATTGTTCGGTTTCTTGAGTCGAGATCAACGTTGGTGGCGTGATTGCTGTCATCAATCGACTTTTTAAATAGATGTCGCATTTCTGAATTTTTGGACAGCATGTCATTTAAAACATCCACTGCCGCTTTTCGGCCAGCCACTCGCATAGTATCGCCAGCATCGGTCTCGAGCTTATAGACATCTGCCCCAAGATTACCTTGCGTGGCATTAATCACCTGCAACTGACCGCCGCCATATAGCCCCAAATATTTTCGTTTATCAACACTGTCATATGCGGCGTAGAATGCTCTATCGAAATTTCCATGTTCGTCATTTGTAATGCGCTGCAATGTCGTGTTCGTTCTGATTATCCGATCGCCGTATTTATCCCAATTACGATAAGCGATGCCAACGCCAATCGCAGCTACAGCGATACCAGCTGCAGCGGCCATAATTTTTGCGTGCTTTGCATCTTTATAAGCTTGTACGGCTGCATCCTCTTCGCTCATGCCCTGATTTTGGTATTTTTTTCGCATGGCTTTCTGGTATGAAGACAATTTGGTTTTATTAACCTTGTCCAGAGTTTTGCTGCGGTCCAAATCTCTTTTAAAATATTCGGCCTTTGCCTCAGCGTAATTGTACTCTTTCGTGCCTTTATCTATGGTTTTTAAATTTTTCTTAGCGTCTTTATAACGTTTTTCTTTACTGCCAAGATCACCTGTGCTAAAATATCGTTCTTTTCCAGCCTGGGTATAAGTTCCATCCTCATTCTGAAAACGGCGCACACCCCATCTTTGGCCTTTTATGCCATAGTGCATAAGCGCATTCG